ATTTCATGCAACATATGGGCGCGCGTTCCACAAAGGAGATTTCGACATCGAAGCCGCGCGGGATACGATTGGGGGCAAGTTGGATCGCCTCCGCTCCCCCGAGTGTTCAGAGTGAATTTCTGGATTCGCTGGTGGAAAGCGAACTCAAGGCTTTGCCTTTTCTTTTCGAGTTCTGGGCGCTCGAACATCAGCTGCCGCCAGACGGAGATTGGCGCTCCTGGCTGATCATGGGGGGGCGTGGCGCCGGCAAGACGCGGGCCGGGGCGGAATGGGTTCGGTCATTGGTCGAGGGGGCCGGGCCATCCGATCCCGGCAAGGCGCGGCGCATCGCCCTTGTCGGCGAGACATTCGATCAGGCGCGCGAGGTCATGGTGTTTGGCGAGAGCGGAATCCTCGCGGTTTGCCCCCCCGACCGCAAGCCCGAGTGGATCGCGGGCCGCAAGATGCTGGTCTGGCCTAATGGGGCGACGGCGCAGGTCTTGTCGGCGCATGATCCCGACGCTTTGCGGGGGCTGCAGTTCGACGGGCTCTGGGCCGATGAGCTTGCGAAATGGCGCAAGGCCGAGGAGGCCTGGGATATGCTGCAATTCGGGTTGCGACTGGGCGATGATCCGCGCGCCTGTGTCACGACGACCCCCCGGAACGTCAAAGTTCTGACCGATCTTCTCGAGCGTGACAGCACTGTTGTTACCCATGCGCCAACCAGCGCCAATCGGGCCAATCTTGCGTCAGGGTTCCTTGAAGAAGTGCAGCGTCGATATGCCGGAACACGGCTGGGGCGGCAGGAGCTTGACGGGGTGCTTCTGGCCGATGCCGAGGGGGCGCTCTGGACCAGTGCGGGCCTCGAGGCGGCGCGGGTGGCGAAGGTGCCGGAGTTGAGCCGGATCGTCGTAGCCGTCGATCCCTCGGCCGCGGCAAAGGGGGCGGGGGATGCCTGCGGGATCGTGGTCGTTGGGGCGGTGACCGAGGGGCCGCCGCAGGACTGGCGGGCCTATGTTCTCGAAGACGCGACGGTGCACGGCGCCTCGCCTCTGGAATGGGCCAAAGCGGCGGTTGATGCCTTCAGGCGGCATGGCGCCGACAGAATGGTTGCCGAGGTCAATCAGGGCGGCGCGATGGTCGAGGCGGTGGTGCGACAAGTCGAACCTCTGGTGCCGTTCCGGTCGGTCCACGCGGCACGCGGGAAGGTGGCCCGCGCCGAACCTGCAGCTGCTCTTTACGAGCAAGGCCGGGTCCGGCACGCGGCGGCGATGTCGAACCTTGAAGACCAGATGTGCCAGATGACGCACCTAGGCTATCTCGGCAGCGGTTCGCCCGATCGGGTCGATGCTCTTGTCTGGGCCTTGCACGAGCTGATGATCGAACCTGCCGGAAAATGGCGCCAGCCGCGACTGCGGGTGCTCTAGCGTGGCCCGATCCGAGGGCAACGCACGGTGACCTTCGGAAATCTTCAGAGAAACATTTGAGAGTGTGTCCGTGGCCCGAAGCGACGGGTGCGACGCCAGATAGAATGACGAGGAGTCGTGGATGTTTGAATTCCTGAAACGGGCGCAGTCGGATGAGACGCCGCCCGAGGTCAAGGCCTCGGCAACGGGCAAGGTTGTGGCGCTGGGGAGCGGCCGCGTGGCCTGGAGCCCGCGCGATACGGTCTCGCTCACGCGCACCGGCTTCACCGGCAATCCGGTCGGCTTTCGCGCGGTCAAGATGATCGCCGAGGCGGCGGCCGCCTTGCCGCTGGTCCTGCAGGACGCCGAGCGCCGTTATGACAGCCATCCGGTGCTCGACCTGATCTCGCGCCCCAATGCGGCGCAGGGGCGGGCCGAGCTGATGGAGGCGGTCTATGGCCAGCTTCTCCTGAATGGCAACGCCTATCTCGAGGCGGTGGGCGAGGGGCCGGTGCCGGACGAGGTTCATGTGCTGCGCTCGGACCGGATGAGCCTTGTGCCGGGGCCTGACGGTTGGCCGATGGCCTATGACTATTCGGTTGCGGGGCGCACGCATCGCTTTACCGTTACCGAAGTGCTGAGCCCGATCTGCCATATCAAGAGCTTCCATCCGCTCGACGATCACTACGGCCTTTCGCCCTTGCAGGCGGCCGCCAATGCGCTCGATGTGCATAATGCCGCCTCGCGCTGGTCGAAGGCTTTGCTCGACAATGCGGCGCGACCCTCGGGGGCGATCGTCTATCGCGGGGCGGAGGGGCAATCGGCCTTGAGCCAGGATCAGTATGACAGGCTTTTGTCCGAGATGGAGACCCAGCATCAGGGTGCCCGCAATGCCGGGCGGCCGATGCTTTTGGAAGGTGGCCTTGATTGGAAGCCGATGGGCTTTAGCCCCTCGGACATGGAATTCCAGAAAACCAAGGAGGCCGCGGCGCGCGAGATCTGCATCGCCTTCGGCATCCCGCCGATGCTTCTGGGGATTCCGGGCGATGCGACCTACGCCAATTATCAGGAGGCCAACCGCGCCTTCTATCGCCTGACCGTTCTGCCCTTGGCGACGCGGGTGACGAGCGTGATCGCCGATTGGCTTTCGGATTTCTCGGGCGAGCGGATCGAGCTGCGCCCCGATCCCGACCAGATCCCCGCACTCGCCGCCGAGCGCGAGGCGCAGTGGCGGCGCATCGGCGAGGCGAGTTTCCTCACGGACGGTGAAAAGCGGGCGCTTCTTGGCCTTCCGGCGCGGGAGGTGGGCGATGAAGGCTGACGTGGTGGACATGGAGGGCCGCCCCCGGCGCGAGGCCGGCGCGGCGAATGATTTCTGGTTCGCGCAGGTGGATTTGCGGCTGGGGCGGATCGAGTTTGTGGTGGGCCGGCTTGAACGGCAGGTCTGGCTGATCGTCTGTGCGGCCTTTGCCCTTGTGGCTTTCGAGGTCGTGCGGGCGCTGGTGATGGGGAACTGAGTAATGACACTTGAGACGAAATTCTGCGCGCCGGAAGCAAAAGGCGCGGCCCTGTCGATCAGTGAGGGGCACGAGGTGAGCGGCTATGCCTCGCTCTTTGGGCAGGCCGACCAGGGTGGCGATGTGGTCGAGGTGGGGGCCTATCGCGCCTCGCTCGCCAAGATCGCGGCACGCGGCGGCAGCGTGAAGATGCTCTGGCAGCATGACCCGGCCCAGCCGATCGGCGTTTGGGACGAGGTGCGAGAGGATGCCCGTGGCCTTTGGGTCAAGGGGCGGATCCTGACCGATGTGACGCGTGGCCGCGAGGCGGCGGCACTCCTCGGGGTCGGCGCGATTGACGGGCTGTCGATCGGCTATCGCACAGTGCGGGCGCATAAGGATGCCACTGGCAAGCGCCGGCTTACGGAACTGGAGCTTTGGGAAATCTCGCTTGTGACATTCCCCATGCTTCCGGATGCGCGGGTGGCCGCGAAGGGGGATAGCCCCGATGCGGCGCTCTTGCGCGAGATGGCGGGCGCGTTCCGCAGTGTGCGCGGCCTCATGACACCGGACGGCTGACCTCCGGACAACACAGGAAAGGACCGACTATGAGCAAACCCGATGCTTCGGCACGGGCCGGGGAAGATCTGTCTCCGGCGGAAGACCTGAAATCGGCGTTGGGCGATTTCGTGAGTGAATTCAAATCCTTCTCAACCGGCATTGATGCCAAACTTCAGAAACAGGAAGAACGCATGAACAAACTGGACCGGAAATCGGCGGGGCTGTCCCGCCCGATGCTTTCGACCGCGGCGGAGACTGAAGCCCCGCATCAGAAGGCCTTTGCCGCCTATCTGCGCTCGGGCGACGATGATGCCCTGCGCGGCCTTTCGCTCGAGGGCAAGGCCATGTCGTCGTCGGTCTCGGCCGAAGGCGGCTATCTGATCGACCCGCAGACCGCGGACACGATCAAAAGCGTGCTGCGCTCGAACGCTTCGGTGCGCGCGATTGCCAATGTGGTGACGGTCGATGCCGCCTCCTTCGACGTTCTGATCGACCATACCGAAATGGGCGCTGGCTGGGCCTCGGAAAGCGGTGCTGCCGCCGAGACCGACACCCCGCAGATCGACCGCATCACCATCCCGCTGCACGAACTCTCGGCCATGCCGAAGGCCACGCAGCGCCTTCTGGACGATTCCGCCTTCGATATCGAAGGCTGGCTTGCTGGCCGCATCGCCGCCAAGTTTGCCCGATCGGAAGCGGCCTCTTTCGTCAGCGGCGATGGTGTCGACAAGCCCAAGGGTTTCCTCAGCTATCCCAAGGTCGACAATGATGTCTGGGCCTGGGGCAATATCGGCTATGTCGTCACCGGCGCGAGCGGCTCCATCGTCGATGGCGATCCGGTGATCGAGCTCGTCTATGCCCTCGGCGCCGAATATCGCGCGGGTGCGAGTTTCGTGATGAACTCGAAGACTGCCGGCACCATCCGCAAGCTCAAGGACGCCGATGGCCGCTTCCTGTGGTCCGATGGCCTTGCCGCGGGCGAGCCTGCGCGCCTGATGGGCTATCCGGTGCTCATTGCCGAGGATATGCCCGACATCGGTGCGGATACCACGCCGATCGCCTTCGGCGATTTCGAGGCGGGCTATACCATCGCCGACCGGTCGGACCTGCGCATCCTGCGCGATCCCTTCTCGGCCAAGCCGCACGTTCTTTTCTACGCGACCAAGCGTGTGGGCGGTGCGGTGAGCGATTTTGGCGCGATCAAGCTCCTGAAGTTCGGTCTCGCCTGAGAGTGAGACCGAAGGGGGCGGTCATGACCTGACCGCTCCCGTCCGGGCGCGCGCCGCAACCGGCGTCGTCTAGCTGCTCCCTCCGTCCGAGCGACGTTGGGGTGCGCGTCCGGCGCAGGATGGGAGATTTGGAAATTCGGAGACGTTCCATGATGTTAGTCGAAGAGAGCAGGGTGCCCGATGCGGCCTTGCCGCTGGCCGAATTCAAAGAGCACCTGCGTCTTGGCTCGGGTTTTGCCGATGAGGATGTGCAGGACGGGCTGCTTGCGAGCTATCTGCGTGCGGCTCTGGCGGCCATCGAGGCGCGGACCGGCAAGATCCTGATCGAACGCAGCTTTGTCTGGACTGTCACAGGCTGGCGGGATGGCGAGGCAGAGGCTTTACCAGTGGCGCCGGTGAACGCGCTGATCGATCTCACGCTCATTGGGCGTGATGGCGACGAGAGCCTCGTTGCGGCCTCGCGTTATCGGCTGGTGCCGGATCTGCAGGCGCCGATCCTGAGGGGGGCGGGTCTGTCGCTGCCTGTAATCCAGATGGCGGGTTCGGCTCGGGTCCGGTTTTTAGCCGGTTATGGGCCGGAGTGGATCGATTTGCCGTCAGATCTGGCGCAGGCGGTCTTGATGCTGGCCGCGCACTACTACGAGTTCCGTCACGATACCTCGGGGCCGCTTGGGCTTCCGTCGGGTGTGGCGGGGCTGATCGAACGGTTTCGCACGATCCGGCTTTCGGCCGGTCGGGGGCGCGCATGATCCCGCGTCTTAATCGCAAGCTTGTTCTCGAGGCGGAAGAGCGGCTCGCCGATGGCGCGGGTGGCTTTTCCACCGTCTGGACCGCGCTCGGCACGCTTTGGGCCGCACTTGAGGCGCGCACGGGCCGCGAGGCGGCGGTGGCGGGCGGTTCTGTCTCGCGGGCCGGTTATCGGGCTATCCTGCGCGCAGCGCCCGAGGGCAGCCCCTCACGGCCCAAGCCGGGACAGCGGCTGCGCGAAGGGGGGCGCCTCTATGCGATCCTTTCGGTGGCCGAGCGAGATGAAGACGCCCGGTATCTTGTCTGCCAGTTGGAAGAGGAGGTTGCTCCATGAGTTATGGTGTCGCCGCCGCGCTTCAGGCTGCGGTTTTCCAAAGGCTTTCGGGCGATGCGTCTCTCACCGCGCTTGTCGGCACTGCGATCTATGATGCGCTGCCAACCGGAACCTTGCCTGATCTCTATGTCATTCTCGGCGCGGAAAAGGTTCAGGACCGATCGGACGGTACCGGCGCTGGGGCCGAGCACGCTTTCATGATCTCTGTCGTGACCGACAGCGCCGGTTTCAGCGCGGCCAAGGCAACAGCTGCGGCCATTTCGGACGCGCTGGTCGATGCGCCGCTGACCCTCACGCGCGGCCATCTCGTCGCGCTCAATTTCCATCGCGCTGTCGCGGCGCGGGTCGGATCGGCGGGCACCCGCCAGATTGACCTGATCTTCCGCGCCCGCGTCGAAGACAACTGACACAAGGCTCAATAAGCGAGGTATTTCAAATGGTTGCCCAAAACGGCAAGGATCTTCTGATCAAGATCGACATGACTGGCGACGGCTCTTTCGAGACCGCCGCCGGCCTTCGGGCCACGCGCGTCTCGTTCAATGCCGAGACGATCGACATCACCAGCCTCGAAAGCACGGGCGGTTGGCGCGAGCTTTTGGGCGGCGCGGGGGTGCGCTCGGCCTCGCTTTCGGGCTCGGGCGTGTTCAAGGACGCCAATACCGACGAACGGGTGCGCCAGATCTTCTTTGACGGTGAGACGCCTGATTTCCAGGTGGTGATCCCCGATTTCGGCCGCGTCGAGGGGCCGTTTCAGGTCACCTCGATCGAATACGCCGGAACCTATAACGGCGAGGCCACCTATGAGCTGGCGCTGGCTTCGGCCGGGGCGCTGGTATTCACGGCCTTCGTCTGATGACCAACCCGTATGCCGGTGAGGTCAGCCTCAGGATTGATGGCGTGGACCATCCCTGCAAGCTCACGCTTGGGGCCTTGGCCGAGCTCGAGTCCGAGCTCGGCGAGGGGTCGCTCGTCGATCTCATCGCCCGTTTCGAGGGCGGGCGCTATTCGGGGCGCGATCTGATGGCGCTCATCGTGGCGGGGCTGCGCGGGGGCGGATGGCGCGGGCGGGCCGAGGAACTTCTCTCGGCAGATATCGCCGGAGGGCCGGTCGGCGCCGCACAGGCGGCGGCGCTGATGCTGGCCCACGCCTTTGCGCCTGCTGGGGCGTGATGGGCTTCGACTGGCCCGCGCTTTTGCGGCTTGGCCTTGGGCGGCTGCGGCTGAGGCCGGCCGAGTTCTGGGCGCTCACGCCCGGCGAGTTGATGCTGATGCTGGGCGAACCGGGCCGGGCGCAGCCGCTTGGGCGGCAAGGGTTCGACGCCTTGATGAAGAGTTTTCCAGACAGAGTGAAAGGAGCGGGCCATGAGTGATCGTTTGGGGGCGTTTGGGTCTGGCGCAGATGCGCTCGACCAGGCGCTGGGCGACAGCGCCTCAATGACGGCGGCTTTCGATGGCCAGCTTCGGTCGCTTCAGACCAGCCTTCTCGAGACGACCCGTGATCTCGGCAACCTCGAGCGCGGCTTCTCCAGTGGCCTACGCCGTGCGCTGGACGGGTTGGTGTTTGACGGCGCCAAGCTCAGCGACACGCTGCGTGATCTGGGAAAATCCATGCTCAATACCGTCTATTCTGCTGCGGTCCGTCCCGTCACCGATCACTTCGGGGGGCTTTTGGCACAGGGGCTGAATGCGGCCGTCTCGGGGATGATGCCCTATGCCGATGGCGCAGCTTTCACCCAAGGCCGGGTCATGCCCTTTGCCAAGGGGGGCGTCTTGTCCGGCCCTGTCGCCTTCCCGATGCGCGGGGGCATGGGGCTCATGGGCGAGGCCGGGCCCGAGGCGATCATGCCTTTGGCGC